AATACTATTATTACGTTAAATATTTCACCAGAAACTAAATTGGGTAAGATAACACATAAAGAAGCAGGATCATGTACATTACAATTGATTAATGGTAAAGAATTTACACTTACTGACGAAAAGCTTGCTAACTTTATTAAAGAAGAAAATGTGGCAGTTTCTAAATCTGACGTATTATTCTCCCAAAAGAAAAAGGGATTCTGTCCTAAATTGATTGATCGTATTTATAAGGAACGTGTGGATAATAAGACTAATATGATTAAATCTAAGAAGGACAAGAAACTATTAGAGAAGAGATTAACAAAAGAGTTAGATACATCTAAACATGAAAAGATAAAGTCTAAGATTGTAGAAATAGATAATAAGGTAAAGAAGTTAGATATTATACAATATACTCAAAAGGTATTGTTAAACAGAATATATGGTACATTTGGTAACGTACATAGTCCATTCTACGATATTGATACCGCAGGAAGTGTTACATTGACCGGTCAGTCATGTGTTAAACAGGCTAGTGTATTCGTTAATGACTTTGCAAAAGATAAATACGGAATCGATAAGAACTGTACAATATATATGGATACTGACAGCTGTTACTTTACAATAGATCCAATATTACAGAAATTAAAAACACCGTTCTTATTAGATGATAAAATAAACCCTATAGTTTATACGATTTCGGAAGATTTGGAAAAGACATTGAATGATAAGATACAAGAATGGGCAAGAACAGAGTTGAATTCAACCGATCCTAGGTTTGTGTTTAAACGAGAATCTATATGTAGTAATGCAATCTTCATAGAGAAGAAAAAGTATGTCCTACATGTAATGGATGAAGAAGGTGTACCGGAAGATAAGATTAAATACACCGGAGTAGAGGTTGTTAAAATATCAGTATCCAAAAAGGTTAAGCCGCTAGTTAAAGCAGTATTTGAGACTCTTATACGCACTGCTGATATAGAAAAAACTAACTTAAAGGTCAGAGAATTATATGATGCTTATATGAAAATGCCGGTTAATGACATTGCAGTACCAGTTAATATGAAAAATTATGATAAGTATTCTTCTAAAATAAAGACAGGATTTGATATTGCAAAGGGTACACCAAGTCATGTTAAAGCATCTATATATTATAATACTCTACGTAAATTACTAAATTTAGATAACAAATATGAACCCATAGGAGATGGTGCCGTTAAGACATTCTATGTTGAACCAAACCAGTATAATATTAATTGTATAGCATTTAGAAATGAATATCCAACAGAGTTCGGCATTGATATAGATAAAAATAAGATGTTTGAACGTGTTATTTTCCCAATGTTACAGAGAATATATGAGACTGTAAATTGGAAGATAACCAACCCAAATAATACAGCAGTAACTGATTTATTAAAATTATTAAATTGATTTATAGATTATATCGGGGTATATTACTTACGAATAATTAAACAAAGAAGGAGAATAAAAATGGAAAATAAAAATGAAAGAAAGTTAATGGTGTTCCTTGATGCAGTTGGTCGTACAATAGTTGGTGAGAAGATAGGTGAAACTGAAACTGTTGTAGAAGTTAAAAATCCAGCGGTGGCTAATATAGTTCCACAAGAAGTTATAGATCCTGCTACTGGGGGTAAACTTACTAGAATATCACTTCAGCTACTTCCTGTATTTTTTAAGGAATTTCTCTTGGAGAAGGATAATGGCGTAGTCTTTAATTACTTAAAGACAGCTATAACCACGGTTAAGTCTGATACTATGTTGGATGTAAGATTATATGAACAGTATAATAGTACATTTATATCAGTACCTCAACAGCAGGTAATGCAACCCATATTACAGCCAATGGCAAATATGAAGACTCCTGATGGTAATCAGGAGTTACCTAAACTTGAATTGTTCAATCCGGAGAAATAATTATGGCTAAAAAAACAACAATGTCTAGTGAGCTTAAAAATGCCTTTAAGGCTATTGAGGAACTAAACGAATATGCCACTACATTAAGTAATGAATCATTATCGGTGATAAAAAGTTATGTAGATACTGGTTCGATGGCATTAAATGCAATTATAAGTGGATCGTTATATGGTGGTGTACCGGAGGGTAGAATAATAGGTTTTAGTGGACCCGAATCTTCTGGAAAAACACTCATATTGAGTAAACTTATCGCAAATAAACAGAAGATGGATCCAGGTGCATGGGGTGTTATATGGGATAGTGAGGCTGCATATGACACTAAGACAATATCAAATGTAGGTGGTGATCCTAGTCGAGTTAAGGTATGTCCAGTAGATACTGTAGAAGCATGTAAAAATCAGATTAGCAACTTTTTGGATAGGGTGGTTGCTGATAAAAGTCTACATGGTAAGTTTATTATAGGTATAGATTCACTGGGTAATCTTGCATCTGATAAGGCAATGCAGGATGCAGCTAAAGGTAGTATGGCTACTGATATGGGAACACGAGCCAAGGCTATAAAGTCTATGATGCAGATACTTACACAAAAATGTAATAAATCATCAACAACTTTGGTGTTTTCTAATCATATATATGATAATCCAGCTTCATTATACCCATCAATTGTTAAATCACAATCTGGTGGTAAGGGTCCAATGTATATGTCTTCGGTACTTGTTCAGTTGGATAAGACCAATGTAAAACACGAAGAAAAAGAAGAGGCTGGGGTACTTAAACCAGTCGGTAGAATGCTAGGTGTTAATATATCTGCAATGTGTGTTAAGAATAGATTCGTACCACCATTTGCAAAAACAGAGTTAGAGCTTAATTATATTACAGGCTTGTATAAGTATTCGGGATTGCTAGATCTTGGGGTAAGTGTTGGTGCTATAATTAAACAGGATAGAACATATGAGTTGCCCGATGGTACTAAATTAGGGTTCGAAAAGAAGTTCAAGCATGATGACGAAATATGGAGTAAGATTATTCCTGTTATAGAACAGAAGTTACAAGAAACATTAAAATATTCTGATAATGCACTTATAAACGAGCCTGATGATGAAACAACCACAGAAGATAGTTAAGAAAATTAATCTAGATACGTTCGAGTCCATTATAGTACAGCAGTCTATTTTGGACGAGACGTATCTAGCTTCTATAATCGATTATATAAAGCCAGAATACTTCAGAGATAGTAATATAAAGTTGATCTTTGAAGTAATCTGTAACTTTTATACTAAACGACAGAAGACACCAACCGCAACGGAAATTAAAGTATATTTAAGTAATGCGGAAGAAAAGTCAGCCTTCAAGACTGTAGTTACAGATTTCAATTTATTGGATTCAAAATACAATAAAGAGGAATTATACGAGAATACGGAACAGTTTCTTAAGGAACGTGCATTACATTCTGCATTACTAAAAACTATAAATGATTCATCGTCTGACGTTGGTGCTATAAATACTCAATCCGTATTATCTACATTTGAAGATGCTTGTAATATAAGTATTATAGATGATGTTGGTATGGATTATATGAATGATATAGATAAGTTTGCTGAACGCTTACAAAGAGTAACTAAATACATACCCACTGGATATGAGTGGTTAGATAAGATACTTGGTGGTGGCTGGTTAGAAGAAGGTAGAGCGATGTATGTATTTAGTGGTGTCACAAACTCTGGTAAATCTATAATACTTGGTAATGCTGCAGTTAATCTAGTTAAACAAAATAAAAATATTATATTAATAACAATGGAAATGTCTGAAGATATATATGGAAAGAGAATATCAAGTCAATTAACTGATATACCAATGAAGGATCTACATACAGATATAGATCTTTTAGTGCGTAATGTTAAGGATATACAAGAGAAAAATCCAAGCTCTAAATTACATATAAAGGAATTCCCACCCAAGAGTGTTACGGTAAATCACATAATTGGATACATAAAGAAATTAACATCGGTAAAGAAGTTCAAACCAGATGCTATAATTGTAGATTATCTTAACCTAATAGAAGCTCCGGTGGTCACTGGTAACACTTATCAAGACATAAAGGCAGTAGCAGAGAAACTACGTGCGGTATCGTATATGTTTAATTGTCCTGTAATAACAGCAACTCAGCTTGGTAGAAATGCATTTGATAAAGAAGATCCCGGACTAGAGTTTACAAGTGAATCTATCGGACTTTCTATGACGGCAGACTTTCAAGCTTCTATATGGTCAAGTGACGAAGACAAGGAATTGGGTATAATACATATGGGAGTACAAAAAAATAGGTTTGGTGTAAACTTTGGTAAACATGCATTTAGAATAAACTATGATACATTAGCAATAACGGACATGAAAGAAGACTTTACGAGTAGTTCTCATGTAGGTGAAGCTGAAAGTTCAATAAGTAAATTAATGAGTAAATTAGATGAACAATAAATTAATGTGTTTCAGTCATATGGATTTAGATGGTGCGGGGTCTCTGCTCGTTCTTAAATGGGCATATCCTAAACATCAAATAGACTATAAATGTACAACGATAAACAACTTTCGGGATGAGTTTAATACCTGGTTGGCTAATACAGATATTAATACATACGATGCTGTATTTGTTATGGATTTGGATGTATCTAGCGAAAAGGAACTAATCGATAGAAAGAAATTTGTTATAATTGATCACCATCTAAGTCATGCAAATGATAGTAACTATAAGAATGCTCTTCCATTTGTAAAAGTATATCCATCTGCAACTAAACT